TTGAACCATTGAAACACCACCTTTTTGAGTTAATGATCCCATACCTCTAGATGAAACACCAAGTGTTGCACCTTCATCGATAAGACTCTTAACAATTTTTCCATAAGGTGTATCCATGATTTTAGCTTTTCCGATAAAGTTATCACCATCTCGTTTAAGCTCTTTAATCATGTGTGATACACGATCTAGATTAATTGTTGGAGAATCAGGATGTCCTAACTCACCGAATGCGCGGTTTTTAGTCACGTATTCTTCATTGTAGCGTTTGATTTCTTTATCCAAAATTTCTGTTGGATAAACTCGTCCGTTACGATTCTTTAAATTTGATTGAAGGAATATACCCTCAATAAAATATTCTTTACCCTTACCTAGTTTTTCTTCAACTAGATATCTAACTTCTTCGGTATGTTCTTTAATTAGTTTCATTTACTTAGCTCCCTACAGCTGTAACGTCATCATAGACACTAAACTGCGCTGTTTCTACTTTGTTAGCATAACCACTAACTTTTCGTAGTGTTAAATATACCGCTACGGTACCAGTTACAGTAACTAAAATATCATCAGTATTTCCTGTGGTATCTGAGTAACCTGCACCAAATTCTAAACTATCACTACCAGTTGAATCAACTGTAACAACTCCAGCAGCACCTCTAGCAATGGTTACTGTTGAAGCAGCTGTTCCTGCCCATTCAATCTTATTAATGTTTACTGTTTGAGTAGCACCATCTAAAGCTTGTGTAGAAGGAATGAGTGTTGATAAATCAATAGTACCAGCATCATTTGTTCCATAAACTTTTACAACGGCTTCAGTATCATTTAACTTTAATACTTGAGGTGTAATTGCCATTCATTATTCTCCAATATCTTTTAAAACTTTTACAAAATTTTCTTTTGTTTGTCTCATATGCTCAACAACATCTGTATGAGCTTGAAATAAATCTTTTAACTTTTCATTTGTATGTTGACTAATAGCAATAACACTATCATCTTCAAGTCTGTAATCTATTTTACCTTCAACAAGTGTGTCTAACTTATTGAGTTTTCTTATATCTTCAACTGCAGGATCTAATGTAAAAAGTTTAGAAGAAGCGAGATCGATATATGATTCTATTAATGTATCTGTAACTTTAACATCATAGTATTTTTGTATAATATCTGCAATCTTATTTTCAGATAGTTCTTCGTATATTTCTGTTTTAACTTGCTCTTCTAGTTTTACTGTTTCGTATTGTTGCTTAATATAGTTTCTTGCTTCTTCTAACTCAGTAAACTTTGTTTTTGCGTTACCAATAAACACAGTACCATTTTCATCTTTTTGTATAAGATGATCATAGCATCGAAGCTGTTCAGTTATCTTCTCGCCTGATAACTTTTTTCTGAACTGATTAAAGTACATTAAACTTCCTGTTCTTCAGTTTCTACATCAGGAGCAGGTTCTTCTATTGGAGTATCTGCTGTATCCTGAACCTCTATATCTAATTCGTCTTGTGCTTCTACAGCATCTTCCATAGGTGCTGCTTCTAAATCTATATCTTCAACTTCTACATCAGTATCTAAGTCTACTGATTCAGCTGATTTAAACATGTTTTGTGCAACATCTTGTCTCATAGTATCTAATCGTTCTGAAACTCTTGCTGACATTTCTTTGTTAAACGCATTATCAATAGCTACTGAATCGCCGCTTTGAATTGCATCTATAATATCATTTACACCGCTCATTGTTCTTCTCCTTCACGTTCATCGGGCTGTTCTTCCTGGTCAGGATTTTCGCCTCTTCTAACTGCATCGTGCCTTGCTTGGAACTCTGCATCACCTAACATAGTATCTCTCTCACCTTCAATCTGTTTATCGATGTCTTTAATTTCATCATCAGATTGTTTTAGTATAAACCTTCTTACATAATCTTGTGAGTAATACTTACCAACATATTGATCGATTGTTTGTAATACATTTAATCGATTCATCATAATGTCAGTATCTCTTAATTCAGCAAAGTTATTATCTTCTTGATAATCAAATCGTACATCTTGTACAATATTATTCCAATCATCAAGGTTGATAATACCTTTAAGTATTAACTGTAACTTTAATGTTTCAGAAAATACCATTGAAAATCTTTTTCTTAATCGTTCAATAAACTTATTGAATTTAATCTCATCTCGAGTAATTTCACTTGAACGACCTAGACTAAAACCTTGTTGTGGTTGAAGTCTTGAAACTGGTACATTTAATGCTTGATACAACTTAGTTTGGAAATAATTAATATCAGCAATATCTCCTAAACCTTGACCACCAGGTAATGTTGTAATTTCTGTACCTTTACCACCTTCTCTACGTGGCATCCAGAAATCTTCCATCATACTTAGATGTTTCTTATCATCTCGTATTTCGCCAGTTGTTGCATCATAAACAATTTTGTTTCTAAACTTGTTCATAATATCGTTAACGTATTGTTCTGCCTTCATCTTAGGTAGGTTACCAACGTCAACATAGAACACTCGTCTTTCCGGTGCTCTTGAAACTCGATAGATGACTAATGCATCTTCGATCATTTTTAACTGGTTAACTGGTTTAATCGCTTTATGTAAGTGACCTAACATCATTGTTGTGTTAGCGTCAATCAAACCAGATGGTGCATATACAACAGAATCTAAACTAAGTTTAACACCTTGTGTTGTGTTCTCATTGATTCCTTTATCGTGGTAAACATAGTATTCTTCTACTTTTACTACGACTTCTACATTTTTATCGTTCTTTTTCTTATGTACATTCTTGATCTTACGTATTTTACGAGGATCAATATATCTTACTTCTGCAATCCCTTTCTTAGGATTGTTATTGTCTAGTAATACATGATAGTAGAGTCTTCCATCTACATACCAAGATCTAAACATGTCATGGCCTTTAGAGCCAAAGTGATAGAGTTTCAATACATTTTCAAACTCATCACGTATTTTCTTTTTAATACCTTCAGACAATTCTACATCATCTAGTACGATATCGATAGGTGATTCATCACTGTTTGCAGTAATAGCTTCATTGACAATATCTTCGATTGCACTATCGCAATCAGAGTATTGAGCAACCTGTCTATATCTTCGTATGAGGTCATTCTCAGTCTTAATGGTACCTTCAAGATCTAACGTTGCGCCATAATAGGCAGCCGTATTAGATGCTATGAGGGTCGAGCCATCATCAACCGCAGGGGCTACTACGGCCCCTTTAGGTTGCTGATCTTTTTTCCTCTTTATCTCAAATCCGAATATATCCATAATATACCTTTATAATAAAAACACTACTAGAACGGTAATGGGAATGTACCGATCGGTGTATCAAAACTTACATTAATACCGAAGTCAGAACCTTCAGTTGTATTAGATGTCCAGTAGTTGTATGTCCATTCAACGTCAAATACTTCAATTACGTTATTTGTTTCATAATCCAACTGAATATTTGAAATTACAGATGGATATGCATCTCTAAACGTATAAGATTTGATTGCAGCTCCGTTTCTATCTAATTGAGTTACTAATAAGTCAACTTGATAGTCACCAGGGTTTGTTCTACCATCAGTTTGGCTGTGGTTCATAATACCATCTGACCAACGCTCTAAAGCATTACGTACAGAGAATGTGGTATCATTATACACAGTTACAGTCCAAGGTGCAAATGTTCTTTCACCAGCAAAGTTAACTTGACGGCCTCTATAGAATACAGGTGTATTGTCTATAGTTGATTGTGGTAATTGCGCAGCTTTACACATGAACTGAGCATTTAATCCAACCAAAGTGCCGGCAGTAACAAAGTTAGGAAAAGACAGATCCACTCGGAACTGATTGGCACGAGCGCCACCGCCAATCATCTGAGCTTTAAAATCACTTAAATTTGCCATTTTTGATTTCCTTTGTTATTCTTTATTATTTATATACTACGCACCAATTTCTTCAAAACTTACTTCACTTCGTGCAGCAATGAAGTTGAGTGAGATGAAGTTAATTGAGCGATTAGGTTTAATAAAGATATCGGCAACAAACTCGTTACGATCGATAACTTCACCAGTATTGTTTGTATCATCACATTTAACACGATAGTCTACAATACCTCTTCGACCTTGTACATCTCGTAAGAATGGTTCAACTAAGTTCTTGAACTGTGCTCTTGTAAATGAATCGTTAAATTCAAATAACTGATATCGAGCAGCAATTGCAATAGCTTTTTCAAGAACGATGAACAATCTACGAACGTTAATTCTATCAAATGCACTTGGTTTAGCAAGCAATGTTTTATCACCGAAGAGAACTGTACCTTCACCAGGGAATGTAACCACTGGGTTGATACCACTTTTATACATGTTATCTCTTTCAGTTTTGCCTGGGTTAACAGCAAGTTTAACTACGTTCTTAATTTGACCGCGGTTTAAACCACCTGGTGACCACCATGCATCGTTTGTATAATCTGTTCTAGCACATAAACCAGCAACATCACCATTTAATGGAACCCAGCGGTATGTATCATTATATCTATCATATTGATACTTATAACCAGAATCCATAACAGCGTATGAAGATGATGGTAATTCGTTTCTATATGCAATAAGTTGATTAATTGCATCAGAACCATTACCAATAATAATATCACCTGAAGTTATATTGATCGGTGATAAGAAGACTACACAGTCTTTTCTCACTTCAGCAATATTACTAATTAGGTAATCTGCAGTTTCATGTGGTGCTCTACCAGCTAATACTAATGAAATATCATATAAGTCTGTATTAGCAAATGGAGCAAATGCAGTTTGAATTTGACCTTCGGTTGCTTCAATATTTAAAGTACCACCTGAAAGTGAAAGTGTTTGTGCAGATGCTAAATCTTTGAAACCTTTACCAGCTTCTACTTCAGTACCAATATTAAGTAATAATGATGTATCAGAAATAGTTGATCCGTTTACAGTACTTGTAGATGCTACCTGTGTTGTATGATCCATCCACCAAATATATCGTGAATTAGCATTAATAACAGTTTTATAGTATCTGTTTGTACCATCAGCAGCTTTTGCATCAGCAGCTTTAGAAACAAATGCAAATTTTTCTAAGATGTTTCCTGGAGTACCAGTGATTAATCCTTTTTCGTCAACAACAACAATATGCATTTCATCGCCTTGGCAGTTTTTACCAGCAGCATATTCTGATGTTTGAGGTTGACTATCAAATTCATCTTTATAAGTCCAAGCACTATATGTTGTATAGTCAGCCATAGAAACTTTAAGTGAGTTACCTAATGAACCTGGATATTTAGCAGCCCATGGTCCAACAACACCACCACCATTTACATAGTAGTTATTGTAGTCATCAAAGTTTTTAAT